TATTACTTCACATATAGTATTTGGCCATTTATTTGATTTAACTCTATTCATGACAACATTAGCCACCGCCAATTTACCAGCTGTACTTTGAGTGGCAGATTCAAAAAATATATTTTTCGCCATACACATAATTTGCTTTTTATTATCTTCAATTTCTAATTCATCAATCACTTCATCAATTTTCCATTCTATAGGATTTATGTCAATTTTATTATCAAAATAATATAAGGTAGAAGCTTCAGCCTTATAATTTAAGGGTTTTAAATTTTGTTTATTATTATTTACTATTGTGCTTTTAATATTTCCTAAATTTCCAAAAGTTAAGAACATCATAAAAAAAACAAAAAACAGTTTTTTCATATTCCTCTTGTATTCGGGTTTTCGTTCTATTATATTTCAAGGCCGGTGTTTTTTCGGGCTTTTAATATATGTGTCGGTATCTCCAAATGCATTAAGTCTTAAATATTCTTTCCAATCGAAATCGGATATCCATGTATCAGTTCCTAGCTGACCAGAAAAGTTCTGGGTTCCCATATTAAAATCAAATTTGGTTATAACACCAACAGGGTTTGCTAACCTGACAGTTATAGAACGCGGCTCACCACCTTCGGAGACAAATCTTCTAAGTTCCACTTCGCGTGTAACTTCTTCTCCGTCGCTGGATATTCGCCTAAATTTTACTATTCTCTCCTCGAGATTTTTAAAGTTTATCATTACGGTATTAAATCCGGAAAGGTTTCCTTTACTAATTTATAAGTTAATCCTCGATATTTCAACTTTTTGTCTTTGACTTGGAGAACCACTTGGGCCTCCTTTGGATGTAATTCTTCCAAAAGTTGTACAAATAATTGCTCTCTCCTTAAAGGTTTTAATCCATTATGTCCACCTTCAACAAAGAGGTAGAACTTTCTAATATTTGGATAAAGATAAGTGGGATTATACTCTTCTGGAGATCCTACCGTTTTAAACGGTGGGGCCCCCTCAGGGAGCAAGAATTTGATGTCGGGATGAAATGCATATTTTAACAATTCCTTTAATGGGTTGGATTCATGTTCCAACAAAATCTTCTTACGTTCTGTAACAGATTTTGCTTTTGCGATATCCTCAAATATTATTGGTATACTAAGTGCCATAAATTAAAACTCCGATATGTTTTCTGTTAAGTTCTTTAATCTATGTTCCACAAAATAAGTAAGTAATCGCTTTCTGTCTCCAACTTGTGTTTTATTAAATTGTTCAGTTATATTTATACAAATTGAATCTGGTATTTCACCCAAATCTACTAGTTGTTTATTTCTATTTAGATTACGTAACATCTCATTATCGCAGAACATCTCTGGATCAAGGTCGATCCATGCTTCGATTTTCTTTTTTGTTATAGGTCTTTGTCGTCTACCTTCATCTACAAAAACGTTATCATCAGACAAAATATTGGGAACACCGTCACTAACATCACCTTTTATAAGTTTCTCATGTAAAGACCATTTAGGATCACCTTCTACAAATTTCTTCTGTATAGGTGAATATTGTCTAACATTAAATCCTTGTAGCTGTATAAAGTCTTTATCACTTGATAATATTAAAGTTCTCTCATGTGCCGATCTTGTTAGAACAGCAATGATATCATCCGCCTCTGCTCCTTCAACCTGTAAGACCTTATACGGAAACCATTCCGTTAATTCAGACTTTAATAAATTAAGACTGTCATATAAATCCTGCCAATCAATGTCAGAACCTGTAGCTTTCGCTTTTCTTCTTGACGCCTTATAATTCGGGAAAATATCTTTCCGCCATGATTTAGGTGAATCACAACATAATATCAATTCACCATATTCTTTTGTAAATTTATTTCTATATACCCGCAAAGTATTCAATACTGAAGGTCTCAATGTATCCATACTAACATCACCATATTTCGATGATGTCATATATGAACCTATAAAGATTTGCGAAAAATCAACTAGTAGTGCCATCTTTTTTATTTTCATCAATTATTTGCTGCATTTCCATCGGATCTTTAATCGCATGTAGAAATTGCTGCCATTGTCCGGATCGTAATGCCCAGTTATAAAACATATCAAAATAACTTCTCTGTATCTTCAAAAGATTTTGTATATCTTCATCCCAAAAATGTTCTATAGCACGGCCCAAAATATGTCCGTGTACCTGTGCGTGTTTAGCCGGGTCTTGTTCGAAACCATACATCCAAGGAAAGTTTGCTCCCGTTTCTGGTAATGCTCCAAGATTAGGTACTACTGAAAGACAACCCGCACTACAAGATTCAATCAATGTAATACAACTTGTCTCTTCGTAAATACTAGGATAAGCCATAATATGTTGAGTTTCTAATGCTTTACGCATTTCATCATTTGAAACAGTACCATGATAATTAATACCCTCTGTTTCTCTAGCACGTTTATATATATGCCGGAATTGTTCATCCATATGGGGTCTATCATATAACATAAAACTGGAGTAAATATTTAACTCAGCATTTAATCCCTCTTTGAGAGTATTTCTCATAAAATCCCAAGCGTTTAATAATACTTCAAGACCTCGATGAGGTGTCGAAAAATAACACACATTAATTTTATCATCATCTTTCGGTTTTTCATGAGCTGGAATTGGAGTAATAGCATTCTGAATTACTATACCTTTATCATAAGGTAAACCAAGATATGCATTGAATTGATATTGTTGCCAATGACTAACAAATACTATTCTTTCAAATCTTTCTAAACTATCTTTATCCTTTAGATGTTGTACTTCTGGATCTGATGCTAAATCATGTACCCAAAGAATTCTTTTTTTATCTTCTAGTTCTCTAACTCTTGTGCTAATAATCTGAAAATTATCTAGTAATCCAGACTCACGCTTTTCAACTTCTTCATAAAGCCAGTTACGCATAAGTTCAGTACCACCTAGTGCTTTTTTAGATACGGATGATAATACTGGGGTTTTTGTATTCTCTTCAAAGTCTATTTCAAATTCTACTTCTTCATCTGGATTTTCAATTGTTAGATTATCGGAAGAGGGTTTATTTTGTGAGGCATCTTCTATGTTCACTGCTTTAACCATAAATTTTTTCCTATTATTATATAAAAACACCACAAGAATAATCTACAGCGAAATTTTCGATTACTCTTGCGGTGTCGTAAAAATGGTAATAGCAAAGGTTTATTTTATTACTACCACCAACATTTTTAATTACTATATTAATTATATTATACTACATTTTTTTGAAATGTCAAGTCACCTATACTAATGACCGTGAAAATTGTTTATCTGTTTTCGCCATAGGTGTTTTAGGTTTAGATACAATATATTCTTTATTTTGACCACTATCTAATTCTTGTGTCCAAACCATTTTAATATCTGGATAAAATACTCCTACTGTTCTCTTCGGTGTACCATCTGGATGATATGCCATAGCAACACATTTCGGAACAACTCTTTTCGTTTCATTTTGTCCACTAAACATACCAATCCAATCACCAGTTTTAATATAATGTTCAATGTACCGAATATAGGCTTTTTTATTATCAGCCTCAATACGTGCATGTTGTTTATCCTTTGGAGACATTTCATTATTTCGTGCCCGAGCATTAAGCATTGAAATAGTTTCCTTGTTATGTTTAATCCACTCTTTAACATTTTTTAAAGAATAGGGATCATCATCAGGAAGATGTAAAACCGACTTAGAAACATTTTTATATTCCGGTGGCTTCTTCTTCGCTCTCATTACGGCAAGCCGTGTCCGGAGCTTTTCTTTTTGTTCTGCAGAAATTTTTCGTTTCTTCTTTATTGGTTTGATTTTCTTTCGTACCATTTGTTTTCTCTATTATAAAGCGGAGTAAAAAAACCATCCTCAATCAAATTGACATCCAGATGGGAAAGCTTCTCCGCGCGGCTTTATAAATTAGAAATGTGAAAAAGCCATGTTTCTGTCCTTGTACTTCGACACCTAGAATCTTGAGTCTGCGAACTTCTCACGAATCGTCATCACCACTCTAGTATGTGCGATTGAATATCATCTCTGAAATGACAGGGACTTAATCGCAACATTCACACATAACACACCTACTTCAGAGTCTCCCAATGAGGGGAAGTTATCCCTAGTGTCCGATCACTAATCATCCACTA